GACGATGACGACGATGACGACGGTATCCCAGGATGGCCATGACATGATAGTAGTTATGAATAAAATTGTTATGATTGCTGGTATAGCATTTTTACACTCATAAGATAAATAAGTGTATGGAAGATAGTGACACAGATTTTAATGTTGATGATATAGTATCACAATTGCAAAATTCTTCTATTATCAATAGATCTCAAAACATACCGGAAGAAGAGATTTCAAAAGAGAATCTTGAGGAGTTTATCATTAAGAAATCTGCCCTGCTTATCAATAAAACGCTTCATGCGATTAACAACGTGCAGGACTATATCTCGAGTGCGCCAGATGCTAAAGACGTATCTGCGTTCGCTGAATTGCTTAACGCAGCATCAGGGTCTATAGATGCACTTAACAAAGTGTATACATCTATCGAGAAGAATAAGACATCTAAGGAGATTAAGACAATGGATATTCAATCTAAGGAAAGAATGAATACTCAAGATAATATGACAACACTTCTATCAAGACAAGAAGTTCTTGATGCGCTTGCCAAGAAAGACAATAGTGTTATTGATTTAGAGGAGAAACTTTAACCTTTTCAGTATCTCCAAGCTGACCTTTAACTGTATGTAGTTTGAGAGTTGCATCACGACCTTGCGTTTGAACTGTAATAGAATGGTCTCTAACATTAGCACCTTCGAAAACATTTCCACCTAGATCGGTTTCAATCTCTACATTTGAGTTAATATCCACCTTTCTCTTAACCTTAGTATTCTTTGTTATACTTACATTTTGAGCAGGATCATACGGATTGTAATCTCTCTTAAATACATACAGTCTATAATCTTCAGAACCTAGAACACTTCTCGCTACGTTTGAAGAGCTCACTCGAATATTTTTTAGCATGAGAAACGTCGAGGTATCTGCTACTAAATAACTTCCATGAGCTGTCTTAGAGTATGCACCACCTCTTTCTCCCTCAATCCTATTATTATAAGAGTTTCCTTCATACTCTTCTTCAAGTTTTAAGCAGCCATTTATACCCACGCTAATTACACTATTCGCAGCCTTATCTAGATCCATAGCTCTTTTAACCACGCTTTGAGGCATTTTAGTTATAGTAGCTACAGGCTGGTTGAATGTTGACTGAGTCGAAAGTGTACCTATTGGAGTTTCTTGAAGAGATGGCAATTCAGGTCCTGTTGAAACCCCTATAATATCTGGCGACTCTTTCCAATATGTAGTAAATCCTCCTTGTGATAGGATTGTCTTGAGTTCTTCCTTCAAAGGACCATTTTTAAGCTGAGTGGTATAGTATATTATAGAATACTCATCTAGACTTGCACCTTTACTATTGAGTTCTGATACAAATGCTTTTAATTGTTTCGTTCCAAGACTAAGGATTTTCTTGAAAGATTCCATCATCTCTTTATCGGTGCTTGTAAACTCACCTAACTCGTTTAAGTTAGAAACAAACGCATCCACCTGTTCTTTCGTCAAAAGAACAGCTCTTAACCTTTCTACCTTTTTATTCAATTGTGCCATCTTGTTCTGTAAATGTTGGACCTGCATATGCTTTCATGCATATGATCTCATTAGTATAAACTTGCTTCACTTTTCTATGAACTACACTCGTAACAAACCATCTACCCATAAGTTTAGTGTCTACTTTATTAGCATCATTTTTAAGCTTAAAAATATCAATAAACATTCCAGGTACCCGTTCTAAATCTCCTAGAGGCATTAGAGATAGCTGCATATTAGTGAACAGCAAATTATTTACTATATCCGCTTCAGCAATATTTACACAATCCTCGAAGGTAAAGGGTAGAGAATATACCCTAAATTCTCCTTGCTTTTTAACATCAGTTAAATTTACGCATTTTTTAACCGCTCCGCCTATACTACTAAAAACATCAACAAATCTCGTCTTCCATCTTTCTAATACATCCTTCAATCTTATTTCTCTCATCTTCGAGGTTCCAAGAATATGATCATACCCAACCACTAACGTATTCATATAAAGGGAATTATTCACCTTCGTTGGTGGGGCTGAAAAATTATATGAGGTTGTATTGCTCATATACGGCTTATATTGAGCTTCAGGAGGAGGATTATTGTTATTAGGAGTTGCATTTGTTGCGTTATCTACAAGATCTCCACTACTAAACGATTCGTATACCAACTCTTTGTTTCTAGCGAACATCTTCGTAAGACTCTTTAATGTATAACCAGTCTTATCTTTCGATAAAAATAGCTTCGTAGCTAAACCACCATCTTTTATATATGCATATCTCAGCAAGTAGTATATGTAGTCTAATACTCTATAACTTACTCCAGGTATAAGAGCTTCAGGTAAAGATTTGATATCGAGATCTCCACTCTCAAACTCACTTCCAATAGGAAGCTTGAAATCTTGCAAGATCTTCTTAATTGCATCTCCTACCTTATCGGTAGCCTTTTTGCTATACGCGAACTTTATGCGTAGCTTAGATTCATCGATGTCTATAAACTCAAACACTTTTGTATTCCCTGCTGGCGTTCCTACATCTGTAATGTTTCTTTCTTCGCTTAAGATAAAGGTATAATCTATATTCTTATTTGGGTACTTCTCAGATTTTAGCTTGATGTTGAGTTTATCAGTTCCATCACCTCTAAACATGAAAGATCCTTGTGACATACTAAAGGGATCCGAAATTTCAATTATACCAGATTTAAAAGGTAAAAATAAGTTATCTACAATTTCTAGATACTCTACGGCAGAATCTCTTACCTTTAGTTCGCCGGTATTGTTAGATATTGTATATTCGTATATGTAATTAGCACCATTTATTTTAGTAATGTTTTCCATTGAATACTGTAATATTTGTTATTTGATTATATACTAAGCCTAATATCTCTGGAATTAGGTACTTGATTTGCGTACCACCTTTCACTACAAATCTATTTTCATCGAGAATGTCTTTATTCATGAGTGCTAACAACCACCACATCTTTACACTACCATATATATTGTATGCTAATATCGTCCATGGGGCATTTCCTTTAGCTTCGTAAAACTTAACATACCGACTATCTATATTCTCAGGCATATCTATCCTATTTAGAATATTATAGAAGTTCATATCCATTCCATCAGTATTCACTGTATAGATTCTAAAAATTCTTTCGTAGTCAGTTAAATCTAAGTTATCTAACCCTTCTACATCATTTTGATACGATCCTAAAGTTTTCATTGTTCTATGAATTTCGCTCCCATGAAGTTTTTCGGTTCTGTATATAGAGATTTAAACGTTAGTTTAATTCTATATCCTTCAGGTATGAGCTTTTTGTTTATATATCTTCTATTACCTACAAGTGAAACAGAGACATCACACGAAGCCCAACGTATATATCTATACCCAGGTATTGTAACATCCCATAAGAGAGGTGAATTGGTCAGAACTCCTGTCACTCTCTCAAACCTATTATCTTCAATAAGCTTTTTAACTAGATTGTAGTTTTTATCTATGTCACTTCCATCAACGGTATTGCTTAACGGGAAATCAATTACTACATCTGAATCCGAAGGGCCGTATTGGTAAAACTTAGGAGGTTCAAGCAACAAAGAATTTGCGACGCTTCCTTCACCAAATAGGTTTTTTATAATACCTACACCTTCAGATACTGCAGCTGATCCACGAGCAACAGTATCTCCGAGAGTACTTTCTACACTCTGCGACAAATAACCTTGTACTTTTGGGCTTGTGCTATCTACCCTATTATTACCCCATTCGTTAGAAAAGCTTCTAACATCATCCTCAAAATATGGAAAGGTCCACATATCAATCATCGCTGCTCCAGGATGAAGGTTGTCATAAAATTCTTCAAAACCTCCACCTGAAAAGGAACTACCAGCAACAGCGATCCACGACTCAACAGACTTAAAAATGTCGTTATTTAAAGGTTTGTATGTTTTAGCATATATACGTGGAGACTCTTCTAGATATGAACCATTTGTAGATGTCCATTTATACGTTTGATTGTTGGCTATATTAAACGATGCCATACAGATTATTTATACATCAGTCTATCTATCCTAAGCTATATGGCGATGTGAGATATGCCTGCCTTCCATCTGTAAACTCTATACCTTGAGTTGTAGGTGGTGCGGGATTAGCGATATTGGTTGATGGTGGCTGAGAGCTCTTTTGATTGCCTACCATCAACTGCTTCTTAGATACATCTAGCAACGCAAGCATGATATTTGTCTGTTGTTTGATTAGATTATTTTGATCGTTTAGATCGATATCTACAACTGGAGCTGGAGTCTTGATAGGTTCAAGTTTGGCTTTATCTACTATACCAGTCTGTGGAATAGTAGGTGTTGTTTTTTCTTGTACAGCGACAGGCATTTTAGCTAAAGTAACAGGCTCCACTGCTTTCTTCGGCTCTTCAACGGGCGGTTTCTGTGGCTGTATATTTTGAAGAGATAAAAACTCATCTCTAGTTAGAGCTTTATCACCACTAATTAACTTATCCTTCTCGCTATCATACGTCCACTTAACCTGATCTTTGTCAGTAAAAATACCACCAGACTTTTTGTTTTCGAAACCACGTGTTAACCGTTGTCTAGTTTTTTCGTTTTCGTCTAATACTCCATCCTTATTAACATCCCAGCGATCTGCTAACTCAGTTTTTTTCTTCTTGTATAATTCTTCTGTAGATTTAACTCCTCGCTCTGACAAAGCTTTATTGAGAGACGCTTCAGATTTTTTAACCTCATTAGAAGAAGAGATCAAATCCTTTACCGCTAAACTTATAGCTGCTCCTGTTTCAATTGGAGATAACACTGACTTGCTCAACGTTCCAAAAAAATCTTTAGAATAATCTAACTGTTCTGCTTGTTTCCGTAAGTCTTCTCTTCCTTTTTCGGTAGATAGTTTGGATGCTGCAGTGATTCCATCTACAGCTAATGCAAGTGGCGCTGCAACCTTTCCTAAAGCTCCTATAGCCTTGCCTGCACCACCCACCTTACCAACAACCTTACCAATACCACCAGCAACTTTACCAGCAGTTTTACCAGCAACTTTTTCTGTAACTTTACCAGCAACTTTACCTGCAGCTTTGCTAGTAGTTTTGCCTATAGCCTTGCTAGTAGTTTTTTCCGCTACCTTACCTGTAGCTTTGCTAGTAGTTTTACCTGCAGATTTTCCACCAAATACTTTGCCTAATACACTTCTTACCCCTCCTAATTTACCTCGAGCTCTTGTTGGTGCTCTTCTACCACCAACTCTCCCTCTAGACGGTGTTGTTCTCGTTCTACCTCTTGTCTGTTTTCTTACTGTTCTAGTACCTTGCTTACCCTTTGTAGGCTTTTTCTTTGAAAAGGAATCTTTTATATCTGTAAATGTATCTTTAATTGCATTTACATCTTCAATTACAGACATAACATCATCTAAGGCTGTAGTTATACCACTAAACAACCCACCACCTTTACTAGAACCTGACGCAGAACCAGCACCACCGCCTTTTTGCAATCTCTTTGTTGGTATACCTAGCTTATCTAGTTGATTAGATGCTGCAATCTTAGTACGTTCTTTATACTTATCACTCTCCTTACCCTTATTAAAATCATAAGCAGCTTTGGCGAAAATATAGCCTATTCTATAAGTTTTGCCTATATCTAAAGCCTCTTTCTTTACAGGTTTAACAATCCCTGCATCTAATATCTTTCCTGGTAGGGTCTTTTGATCTACCTTAGCTACTTTAGAAGCTCCTATTTTGCCTAGCGCTGTCTTTTGTGTTATTTTGGAAGGTTCGACGTTCTGAGATTTGTTTAAATCCTTGAACGCTTTTGCAAGAATACTTCCTAATCTATACGTTTTATTCTCATCTAAAACCGGTTCGCTAGACTTTACTTCTTCAGTAAGTTTATCATTATCTCTATCTAACGTCGAACCCTTACCAGTGATAATGTTCTTAGAAATTAAATCTTTTTCCGTGCTACCTTTATCATCAGAGATAACATCTAACATATTCCTAACCTCTTCTGTATGTTTCAAGAAGAGTTGAATTAAAGTTCCTATAGAGGGCTGGCTCACTCTATTATTTAGTCAGCTCACTCAAAGTCGAAGAACTCTGCTGATATTTCTACAGTCTCTTCGCCCCATGTTAGAGCTTCTCGTTCTCTAAGCTTATTATATTCTATATAATCTACTATCTTTTTATTAATTGATAAAGGGAGTTTTTCGAGGATTGATACTCTATCGTAGATGTTAGGTATCTCATCAAATACGAGCTTAACATCTTTAATTGATAGAGACTTGATATACTTTACAACTTCGAATATGTAGATATTGCTTATGTTAATTGCTACATCATCTTCATTCTCATCTATCAAGCTTTCAAGCTTCGCAATAATCTTATTCTCTTCTAGAAGAGTTGGGATAGCAACTTCTGCAACTATACCATTATCTTCTATAGTATCTGACATTTTTAGCTTTAAGTCAGATCTAAACTGATTGAGAATCTTCGTTAGATCCACATCACCGATTTTATCGCTGATAGAGTTAATTCTCAAACTTATAGCCAGAGGCGCTTTATCACATACTAGCAAATCTTCACATTTCGACGATTCTAATAGAATATCATTAAGAACTCGTCCAAATCTCACAAGACCAACTACCCCCACAATTTGAGATGCTATAATATCCTTTTGTTGTTTGAGAGTAAGTGGTTGTAAAGTGACTTCTTTTGAAGTTGAAGGTATATAAGATGTGACACTATTAGTAGTTGATAGTTCTTCTATACTTTTAAAGAAGTCAGTTAAATTTTTATCCATAAACGTATTTACGTCTAGATACTCAATTTTCAACTACTACTACGTTGCATTTCTTCTAAGTAGAATATGGTATCTGCTAGCGTTGAGTACTCTAGCATTCCTACACCTATACTCTTACCTAGGATTACTATCGTCTCTCTAAAGTAGTTCAGTGTATAGTCACTGAATATAAGACCTATGAATGTTAATGGGTCTTGCGATAGTAGATTGATTGATATCTCACTTAACTCCAAGCTAGGTCTTCCAGGAAAAACTACCACTGTTGAGTTTGATTCTCGTATAAATTCGTGAACGCATTTTATTATGCTAGGTGGAAGTTTGGATAGTATTTGATTCTGACTCTCTATATCCAAATCTCGAAAATTTATCGTGGAGTTTAAAGCGGTGATAGACTTGATGCTTTCTAGTGTAATATCATCAAAATATAGCTTGTTAGGAACATCACACACAATCTTGAGACCATTCTGCTCAAAAACACGCTCAGTAGGCTCACATCGAAGCTTGTTAATAAGAAGCTGAATTTGTATGTCTATGTTAGACTTGCCCTTTAACTTAATTTTATCATCTATAAAAAGCTTTCTCGCTGTTAAACATACAAAGATCTTATCAATTATATGTAGATCGTGTATATTAAAAAAATCATCTACAAACCTCGCCAATCCTTTATAATTTTCCTCGTGTATGAACCTAGATAAATTCATAGCGTCTTTAAAATATAAAGGCCTTATAGTTATAGATTTCTTTGAGTATGGTAATATCTCTTCAAACATTATTATGCAATGTTACCAATTCTTCCACCTAAATCCAGAGCACCAGGAGTTTCAATAGCTGCATCTTCAGAAGTTTCTGTGAGGATTTCATACTTGCTATACGCAAATGTAACTGTTTTAGACTTTATCGTATCGTCTGTATAGTTAACAACACTAGTCTCGCAGTTAGTTGGAAAAACGCCATAGAACTTATATCTCTTTCTCACCCTTCTTTTATTATCGTATTGACAAACATCTATAGTTGTCTTTAAGTCTTTGTTTATAAGGCCATCAACACTCAGAGCGATTGCCCAAGGTCTGAATAGCTGAGATTCTATATCTACGTTCGTCTCTAAAAAGTTAATAGTTACATTCCTAGATAAAAAGTCGGAACGTTTATTAGCTGCAAAGCTAGGCATATATGCTCCACTAGAATTACCAATACTAAATGGTGCCACTTCAAATGATTCACCAGGCAGACCAATCTCTTGAGCAACTAATATATTACCTTTATCAGTCCACATATCTGAACTATGAATTGGTGACCATTTATGATCAATCTTTCCTAGAGTAGTGGCTATAGAACTTGCTAGAGATGAAGCGTTAGTTATCGAAACAGACCATAGTACTGTAATAGGTATACCATATTTGTATCTCTTCGAAAAATTGTCTAGAAAGTTTGGAATTGTGTCTTGGTCCATTATTATATTTATACACAAAGAGACTGGCATATGCCAGTCTCTTATTTTTACTTTAAAGAATGTAATTTCTTATGATAGCGGGAAGCCAACTAGAGGAGCGCCAGGTGGTAATGTCGGAGCTCTTTCAATTGATGGTAACATTTCGTACCAGTGATATGCAAAGTCAACAGTGAATTTAAGAATGTCACCTGTACCATCAGCAAACTCGTAATTGATTTCACCGATCTTTCTGATAGAAGCACCGATTAGCTTGATTTCTTGAATGATATTAAGCTGTCTATCTAGAACAGACAAGATAATATAACTCTCAGTACCTGGCATGCTATATTCCCCAACAATAGAACTTCTATTATCGAATACAGATCGAGAAGCTAGTTCAAAGAACGTTCTCAACTGAACACTCTCGTCATGATAGAACTCAATTGCATACGATTCAGACCCTGGAAAGGATGCCTTTCCAGGAACGTGAAATGTTTGACCAGAAAAGTTAACTGTTTTATCTTCAATGTCACGACCTGGTAGTTTAGCTGATCTTGCGTATACTAGCTCATCGTTACCACTAAAGGATCCACCGATAATTCTAATCTCTTTAACCCTAAAAAGGATATCTCTAGCAAACTGCTTTTGAGATGCCAAATAAAAGTAATCCTGAATGTTTGTTGCTTGTGCCATATAATATTATTTATTGTTAGAGTTGAGTTTTATTAGCCTCCGATGATTTCTTGGAAGTTAGCATCTGTTCTAGTTGCAATGAAGTTAACTAGAATGAATTCTGCTGCTCTGATAGGTTTGATGTAGATGTCAACTACAAGCTCGTTATTATCAATAACTTGCGGTGTATTGTTACGTTCATCGCACACGATTAGATACTCTTGAATACCTTCAGTATTACGAGCTCTATCAAAGATAGGCGAAAGTGTATTAACAAGTCTTGTTCTTGTGAATGTTGAGTTGGGCTCGAACACGAAGAACTGCGAAGTTTTTCTTGTTGGTCTTTCAAGTGCTAAGAACAATCTACGAACGTTGATTCTATCAAACGCTGAAGGCTTGCGACTTAGAGTCTTCTGACCGTAAATAACTTGACCTTGAGCTGGGAAGAATGAAACTGCGTTGAGATTTACTTTGTAAAGCTCGTCTCTTTGTTTCTGATTCGGTGATATAGCAATATCAAGAGCATTTCTTACCAATCCGTTTGTGAAACCTGCAGGTGCAATCCATGGATAACGCTCTGCATCTGTTCTTGCCATTGCAGCTGCTGCAAAGCCAGAGAATGGAACCCAAACTTGTTGACCTGTGTAAGAGTCATAAACTTTACTCCAGTTAGCATATGCTGCTGCATATGAGGTATTAGCTGTTTCAAACTGGTGTCTTAGAGCCCAATAAATGTCTCTTTGGAAGATAGTTGATTTATTATCAACAACTTTATTGTCTGCTCCTATAACAAGAATATGTCTGATTGGGTCAGCTACAAAGATACAATCACCTCTACCACCACCAACATATGCTGGTGAGCAGAACGATTCAAATATATTGAAGATTGTGCTGTAGTTGTTTCTAAGTGTAAGACCACCTCCTGTAACATCGCTAGTACTACGTATAGCAGATAGTTGAGCAGCTAGACTTGCATTGAAAAGTGTATCGTCATAATAATCTTTACCTGCACCAGAAGCTGCAGCGTAAATAGTTCCTAGACCAGCCTCTACAACAACATCGATATCGTAGAGATCGTCGTTGCGAATTGCATCTAGAGCTCTTTCAATCTTGCTAGGAACGCTACCTAGTACCTTATCAGATTGAACAACACCAACATAAGCGCCAAGACCGTATAGATTGTCAGCAAATCCGAGACTTGCAGATATGGATTGGATAGTGGTTGTTGTAAATCCAGAAGAAGCATTAGCGCCGTTATCATTTACAAGTGAAGATGTAAGAACTCTTATCTTCTTCTTAGGCGTACCATCG